CGTTGGTCGTATTAACTAACTGCACACTAAACTGAATGTTGTAGAGTCCAGAGTAACCTGCTGTTAGTTTTGTATTCGTTACAAGACTTGCACCTAATGCGTAGTCTGTGGTGCTGAACGACATAACATTGGCTGCAGTCGTTGTTGTCGCAGCTTGGTCTGTATCGTCTTGTACGGCTAAATAAGGGTAAAACGATGCTGCTGATACATCATCGCTTGGCACTAAGATAATGACTGAATCTGCACCAATCCGAGCATCTGTTAAGGTCGTAGTGCTTGCACCAGCCGTTGCTAAAGTAACAGAGCCTGTGTTGTTTGTCTTGCCGTTCATAATGCCATTGACTACTTCGGCTACACCACGCTGATCTGATCCAAAAGGAGGTAAAACTCTATACATTATCTAGTTCCTAATGGGCTTAAATCAATGTCCATTCCGACTGTGTTTGTCCAAGCACCTGTAGGTGTTAATTGTAGACGATGATACCTTCCTACACCACGCAACGATACTCTATTTTCGCTATCTGCTGCAGTCTGAGAGCCAAATGCTACGGACTCCGTAAGAAGTCTACGAGATACTAAAGCGACTGATCCAGATCCATTATCTACAATTGGCTTTGCTATCGTAATAGCCGATGTTGTGCCAGGCATTTCTATATCGCCTGTCTCAATAATAGCTGTAGCATTTGAGCCTGAGAATGTAATAATCTTGGCATCTCGAACACCAGCAAACTGCATTTTGCCACCAAGCCAAATACGGCTATCAAACGATGTGGTGATTGTGTCTACATTACCAAAAATGTCTAATCCTTCTAATGTAAAGGATGGTGTAGAACTTGTTGCTACACGATCCACATTGGTAGTGCCACTTGTCCATCTGCCTGTCTGATAATTGTAGATAAGCAATTTATCAACTGTTGCAGATGCTTGGCTTGCATAAGCCCAAACTACTAGCTTTCTAAACGGGTCTATCGCTGATGACATAAGGTTTAATAAACCCTCATCGACATCATTGTAGAAAAAACGATTTACTTTCTCGTTTCCGATAGGTAATACCTGTTGCCCATCACACGCATAGAATCCATCATCCGATAGGAAGAAACTTGTTCCTCCGTACTGCACAATGCTATTAGCCTCGTAGCACCCTAAGTTACGACTGATATTGTCAAACTGAAAGACTAGAGGACTACCGATGTAGCTCATGCGATGGATTGACCTGTCCATAAAGACTAGACCATATTCACCACCAGTAATACCTACAATCGAGCCACCATCGGGAATATCTTGGAAGTCTGCCTGTGTCGTAGCTGAATTAGCCCAACTAGACTCGTCTCCCAATGCTGACCATTGCACCCTGTATGGATACACAGTAGCCGAATTTACATAAGCTGATACTACGAAATCGCGCACTACTGTTACATATCGAGACTGAGGAGCATCGGCTGCTAGGTCTTGGAATGTAGATGAACTGTTTAAGTTATATCCCTGTAAACGATTACCACCATTGGCTGCCACAATGACATTACCAAATTGGGTAAATCTCCATCTTTGGTTGCTAGGTGTTACATAGGCAAAGGTTACTGTGCCTGTATCAGCAGTCGTACTAATATCTGCACCTGTTTGTGCATAGGTAAAGGTTGTAGTTGTTGGTACTGTAGTAATGGTAAAAGTGCCATTGACTGCTGTTGTAGAGGTCGCTGCAACTGTTACCGAATCACCGATAGAATAACCATGTGCTACCGAGGTTGTAATGGTTACTACTTGAGTTGTCTTAACCACATTCGTAATGGTTCTACTTGCCTTTACAATGGAGTCCAAAGATAGATCACTTTGATCTAGCTTAAATAGTTTTGTTGCACCGCCAGCAAATACAACTGTAGCACCTGCTGAAGTCTTGCCTGCTACTACATTGTTTAGATTCTCGGATGCTGCTGCTGAATAGTCCTCGGCTGCATTGATAGCACCATAGCCCACAGCTTTAGAAAAGACATTCTCTGCCCTTTGTAAGCCGTTAGTAATACCTGGCTGATCTGGAGTCCACTCTCCGAAAGTTATTCTACTTATTGCCATTGTGAGTTTCCGCTAGATATATTTGACCAAGTTGTTACTGTTGGTGTTGTTCCTGTCCAAGTCTCTGAGCCTGCCGATGCAACAGTCCATACTGTCGTACTCGGTGATACACCTGTCCAAGCCTCTGTTCCTGCTGTTTCGTCTGTCCAGTTATCGCCTAAGACTCTGCCAAAGCAATTTACTAAGGTTATTCCATTAACTGTAGCTACTGCGCCATAAATGGCTACAGGGTTTGCTGTAACTGTTGCAAAGCACTCTATTGAACCTGTACCTTCAAACTCTACACCACCTATACAAGTAACTGTGGCTGTGGCTGAGATACTGCCTGTTCCTAATCTTTCTCTAAGTCCTGCTGCGACTGCTGTTCCTGTGGCTGAAATAGAGCCAGAGCCTGTTCTAGTCCTAATAGCGACTGCCGATACTGTACCTGTTGCGCTGACAGAACCTGATCCACTAAATATTCCAGATCCATTAGCGAGGATCGTTGCCACACAGCTAACAGATCCAGAGCCTGTTCTAACTCGGATTGATTCTGCATTTACTGTTCCTTGTGCTACGACTGAGCCTGATCCACTACGGATTGCAAAACCATTAGCAGTTACTGTGCCATCGGCTGTAATAGAGCCTGATGAGGTTCTTGTTCTTACTGCACTTGCTGATACTGTACCATCTGCTGTTACTGAGCCTACACCTTCTCTTGTCCTAATACCATTGGCTGATGCACTAGCGTTAGCCGTTACCGAACCATCGCCATACAGAATACAAGTGTTTGGTGAGTTCCATATTGGATCGTCAAACGATATTAGTATTTGTTCTAGTGTGCCAAACTGATCGATGCTATCAATTGAGAACGCACCACAGTAATCAGCAGGCATATTAAGCCAATGTTACTGTCAGACTTGCTGATGCAATCTTAAACAAATCGCCTGTTTCTATGGTCTTTGATGCATCTAGGGCTGTGTGATACAAAAGATTACCACTTGTGCTTGCATCTAAGATTCCAATGTGGCTGACTGTTCCCCAAGTAGAAGTACATTGTGGGAAAGTAATGTCAGCAGTAGTGGTAGATACTCCATTGCTAGGCGCACCAAAGGTAGCTGATTGGCGAGCATAAGACCCACCACTTACTTCTGTACCTGTGCCAGCATCTGTTGGGTCTGCAGTAAAGAGACCAACATAGACTACAGATGGAGATGTAAAGGTTGTTGCTCGTAGAGATGCATTAATGAGTGCATTTTCTAGGTAGTTTGACATTTCAGCCATGGTATTTCCTTATCGTGAAGTTACGCGCATTTGTAATGGAACACCCGAATACTCACCATTTTGGTCTGCATCGGATATGTTTTTGATTGCTCTGTCGTACAAGGTTGCCCATGTCTGACTTCGTGCATCGTTAATTAAGTACGGCTCTGCTTCTAAAAGAGAGGCATAGACGAGAGCATCTGGATAATTAGCAAGAAATACATTGCTTGCATTACCAGCAGACAATACAGTAGGTTTAGCATAGTAGAGGATCTCCAATGTGTACGCTGTATCTGGCTTTGGTGCTAACTCGAACTCCGTTGCCAGGATCGTGTAATAAATTGGTTTGCCACTCTCGTCTGCCGGAGCATCTCTAGTAAACAGACTAGGAGACATATAGGTAACAGGGTATCTTGGGTTGCCTTGGATATGCAAATCACGAATCTCTAAGAAGTCTGTAGGTAAGGCTACTTTTCCATCACCACTTACTGTTAGTGCTGTAGCTGACTGCAACATCTGCCGAGTGCGTAGGTCTCTTGCCATGCGTAGCTCTGCAAAGCTAATGAAGTCGGGGATAACCGATGTTAAGTCTGATCGACCTAAGTAGTTAGCCACCGATGCTTTGAGATCGGTATAGTTTGTGTAAGCCATAATTTCCTAATCTTTTGGTATTTCGATGTTATCCCAACCATAGACATACTGCCCAATATGTTTAATTCCTTTGGATAGATCGTGATCTAGCCAAGTATCAAATCCTGCATCCTTTGCTTTTATGCAAAAGTAAATATCCTCGCCCAATATCTTATTATTGCCGAGTTGCTCAAAGTAGAAATAGGGTTCTTCCATCTCCTTAAATACTTTGGTCTTAACTAGCATTACTCCACACCCAATGCCATCTGCTTTCTCAATTCCAGATCTAGCATTGGAATAGATCGGCAGCCAATCTACGGACTGATCTTCATTAACAATAAAGTTCTTAGCTGTCGGTTTGACAGGTTCAGATCGTGTAGTTGCGTTGACCCCGATAATATCTTTATCGTGAGCCATCAATATTTTTAAGGTATCTTTTGGAAACCGCATATCTGCATCTACAAATAGTAGAAAGTCTGCCTTTATTTCTAAGGCTGTTTTTACTAGGCTATTACGCTGATCGAATATTAGCGTTCCAGCACTCGTAAACAGGTCTATATCGTGTTTTGTGGTCTTAATGGTATAAGCACACATTGCTACTAAATCAAACGCTGTAGCGACCTCCATTTGCCCTCTAGCAGGGATACAAATAGCAATCCTCATACCTCACCCCCTCTTGTCCTAAATACCCTGTTATCAGGGTCGTTTAGCCACTTTTTTAGGGCTTTAGGATCTTGGATATGAAAGCCTCGCATAATGCCTTTGGCATTGAGGTCATTAATAATCGCTAGGGGTAATTCTGCTA